GATTGGGTTAGGGTGCTTTAGAGGCACGAGAGTAGGAGGCAGAGAATCCCCTTAGAGGGGCTCTGTTGTCGTTGCTTGCATTGCAAGTAGGTCCCCCTAGGGGGACCGCCCCGGGGTCAGCCGGTCGGGGCGTAGTTGCAGAGAGTCTATCTGGCGGTCGGGAGACAGGGCCATGCAAGCGACCTCTGTTCCTCGTTTTTAGCATCCATCGCGGACTCCCTCGGGGGCATAGTGGGAGCCTACTTGTAACTCCCACCGCGAAGCCTTTCCAGGGGCTTGAGGGGATCTCCGGTATGTTCCGGTCCCCCGTGGGGTCGCTGCCAACCCCTAGTCTGTAGGAAGAGGGGGGAGTGTGCCAGCCCAAATTTTAAAATTTGCAAATTTCATCTGGTCAATTCTGCCTATAAATTGCACACTCTCTCTATGGCGAAGAGCAAGAAGATCCCCACGGGCGACCCTGAGTTGCGTCTGGCGCTGCTCCAGGATGCCGATGTGGATGAAGTGGTCATGACTCCCGAGGAACTGAAGGAGATGGACCACGAGATCTTCGGGGCTTGCCGGGTGGCTAATAAGTATGCAAACCAGATCGTCAAGGACCGCATCCACGGGACCATCAACTCTGGCGGCATCGACTCCCACAGCAAGATGAAGATCGCTCAGGACTACCTGACCACCGCTTTCCTCCACCCCCGCATCCGCCAGTCCTTCCTCAAGGCCATTGAGAAGAACCCCATTGCGGCGGCCAAGCTCCTGGTGGCTATGATGCCCAAGGACATCAATGTCGAGGTCACTCAGCAGCAGGGCGTGATCTTGGTGCCTATGCGGATGGAGAATGTCGAGGACTGGGAAAAGAAAGCAATTGCCAGCCTGTCGGGTGGGGAGATCATTGAAGGCGAGGCGGGAGAACCGAGGCTCAAAAGTTGGGATGACCTGATCGCGGAGGGGAAGTGATGTTCATACTTACTTTGATGATCATCCTCATTATCTTCATCGTCCTGGCTGAGATCCTCTTTGATGAAATTGACGGTGAATAGTGAACAAAATGGTTCTTGTTGATTTCCAGTTTGATAATTCCGACAGGGAATTGGATGAGATGGGCTTCGCCATCTTTAAGAGAAAAGGCCGAAAGAAGGTTATCATACCACATACCGTGACTCACAAAGAGGGATTGGATCTATATTACCTAATGGATCTATTCCGATTTGCCGAAGAGTCTATGGATCGATCCAATGACTGAACGCGAAGCCGGGGACGGCCCGCAGGTATTCAAGCCACACCCTAAGCAGTGGCAGATGATGCAATGTCCGTGCCACGAGATCCTATATGGTGGCGCGGCAGGAGGCGGCAAGTCCAAGGCCCTAGGCTTCGACTGGACCGCCCATCACGCCATCCATGGGAGCAAGGCTAAGGGGCTGCTGCTAAGGCGCACCAACTCGGAACTGGAAGATATGATCCGGGATCTTCAGTCCATGTTCCAGACCCTCCCCAATCCCCCCCGCTGGATGGAGAGCAAGCGGATCTTCATCTATCCCGATGGGGCAGTCCTGGAAATGGGCTACCTCGAAAGCTGGGAGGATGTGTACCGCTATCAGGGCCGGGAGTTCAACTGGATGGGATGGGATGAGCTTACCCAGTGGCCCACGGAGGACCAGTACGAATATCTCCTGACCCGCATGAGAAGTGCCAAGGGCGTCCAGGTCCGGGTGATCAGCACGACCAACCCCGGTGGCGTGGGTCACGCCTGGGTCATGAACCGCTGGCATATTGACGAGAACCCCAAGGGGAACAAGGTATACAAGAAAACCGTCAAAATCAAACCTGCCAATGGACCAGAGATTGAGAAGGTCTGGACCTATGTGTTTATTCCGGCCATGTTGTCGGACAACCCCAGCCTGGACGCGGACGGAGAATATCGTGCCAACTTGATGAACCGGGGCACGGTCATGAAGTCCATGCTGCTGGATGGGCGATGGGATGTCCTGGAGGGGGCCTTCTTCCCTGAGTGGAACCCCGATGTCCATATCGTGCCCGACTCTAAGGTGCCCCCCACGGCTAAGAAGTGGATGGCTGGGGACTGGGGCACGACCAAGCCCTACTGCTTCCTATGGCTCTACGAGGCATCCAATGGCGATGTTATCGTATATGACGAGCTTTATGGGGCGGTTGAGGGAAAGAACGTGGGGCTAAGGCACAATGCCTCTTTCGTGGCGCAGTTGATCCGGGACCGGGAGCGGAACCTGGGCCACTACATCACTGAGCGGTATCTGGACATCGAGTGTTTCTCCATGGACGGCCACGAGATTTCGATCGCGGGGCTGTTTGCCAAGGAGGGGGTGCATTTCCAGAAGTCCATTAAGAAAAACAAAGCGGGTGGCATTGAGAATTTAAGAGAGTATCTTAAAGTTGTGAACGGCGTTAGTCGCCTGAAGGTCATGGCGAAGTGCAGAAACCTGATTCGTACCCTCCCGAGGCTACAAACAGACCAGAGAAAGCCTGACCAGTACGACTCCGATGGCGAGGACCACGCCGCTGACGCCCTGCTCTATGCCGTCCGCCGCAATACTCCCACCGAAGAGGAGATCAAGAAGAAAGCGCGTACAGGTAGAGGTCGATTACACCTAGAGGCACAGATCGGACCCTACGGCATCTACTAGGAGACTCACATGAAAGCCAAAATGAACCTCATGCCCTTTATCCAGAAGGCGGCAAAGGGTGCCGCCAAGAAGATCGAGGCCAAGGAAGAGAAGAAAGAGAAGTCTGGCAAGGGCAAGAAGTCTAATAAGATGTGCTAGGAGACCACAATGGCGATCAACCTTGGTGCAGACGACAATGGCGGCTTCGGTAACGCCTTCCAGCGGCAGTTTAAGCGGTCTATCGGCGTGGGCGGTGAACCCAGCATGATCGAGCCCAAGAAAACCCCTGGTGACGCCACTGGCCCCGGCAACAACACGCCCCGCCCGAAGGACTGGAATGGCTGGCAGGAACAGCCTGACCAGATGGAGGGCGGTCCCTTTGGTGGCGCCGGTGGCCCCATGCCCATCCCGGATGGTGGTCCTACTTGGCGCGGCAATGTGACGGGCGGATTTGACCCCGTTGGCCCCGGCGGTGGGCTCGGTGGCCCTCAGCCCGTGGATGTCCCCAACGGCTCCGGCGCGGGCGGCCCAATGCCTCAGCCTTGGCCGCAGGGAGCCAGCCCGGTCCCCGGCAATCCCAACGCCTTCTATATGCAGAATCACCCCAGCAACCCGAACAGCAAGTATGCCCAGTGGAGAGCAAGCCAGCAGCAGGTTCCTGCCCAGCCTCCTCCCGGTAATACGGGCATTGTCCCCCCGCACCGGCAGGACGGCATGAGTAATGGCGGTCCTAGGATCTTGGGTGGTCCGTTTGGTCCTCCTCACCCGCAGGGTGGCCCCCAGATCCCGCAGTTCCAGGGCGGTCAGGCGTTCAACTTCTCCGACATGATGCAGGGCCAGCCCCAGAACGGCTGGAATTGGGGCGATTTGGGCAATATCCGTAACAGGCGCTTCTGATGATCTCTCCCGACATCAACCCCGAAGCCGTCACGGCGGCTGTGGTTGACTCTTGGCGGCGCTTGAAGAACGAGCGTATCGAGAAAGAGACTATCTGGCAGGAGTGCTGGCTGGCCTACAACTCGAAGTTCGGGAAAGGCTACGCCGAAGTCAGCCAGTTTAAGTCCCGGCGCTATCTCCCGTGGTCCTTCAAGGCTATTGAGAACGGCACCGCCCAAGCCATTCAGGGCCTCATGCCCCATAATGACTGGTTTACTTGCCTGGGCCGGACACCGGATGACGAGAAGGCCGCGAAGGTCATGGCTGGCCTCATGAAGTGGCAGCAGTACCGGACCCGCTTCAAGTCTAAGGCCGCCATGGTCATCAAGCAGGCCCGGATCTTCGGCAATGCGCCATGGGCCGTCAACTGGAAGCAGGATTTTGTCTATAAGCCCGACCTTGACCAACACGCCGCCAACATTGCGGCTTATATGGTGGACAAGCAGGCTGGCATGGAGAATCCCAGCCCCCAAGTCCCCATGCAGATCTACCGGAACTATGACGGCCCCGAGCTTGAAGTCGGCAATATCTTCAACTTCGTGCAGGAACGCCATAATACGGACATCGGCTACCCGCTGAGGATCGTACGCAAGATCTGTTCCAAAGACTATCTGGAGCAGGAGTCAATTCCGAATGGTTTTGGCTGGTCAAAGTACGAGAACATCGAAGACATCCGGGACGAGAACACTCAGAACGAGTCCTCCGACCAGTTGATCCGGGGCGTTGACCAGCTTCTCGGTATCAATGACATCCCGGTGGACTCGGTTGAGCTTCTGATTGCCATGGGAGACATCCCCAGTAAGGATGGCGTCCTACGCAACCATATCGCGGTGATCGCCAATCGCCGGACGCTGATCCGTTGCGAACCGAACCCCTATGCCCATGGGCGCTGCCCCTGGAACATGCTGGTCCTGGTGCCAGATCCCCTTGAGTTGTATGGCAAGGGCGATCTTGAGAACGCGTTGGGCCTTCAGGATATCGCCAATGTGACGGCCAATCAGGTCATCGAGGCCGCCCATAGGATTCTCAATCCAGAGTATGTCTATGTTCAAGATGGCGTATTCGATGAGGATGAGGCCATTTCGAGGCCCGGGGCTTTCCACGGAGTAGCGCAACAGGGGAACCTCCAGGTACTCGGCAAGCCAGATAACACCAACCTTGGCTTCAACCAGTTGCAGTTCCTGTCCGGTGAGTTCAACGAGGCCGCCAATGCCATGACGCAGGTTGCGCCCGGGGAAGATCCCAGCGCCACGCTCTCTGCCATCATGGGCCGCAATGCGGACGCCCGCACCGGCCAGTTGATCCAGCACCTGTATGACGACTTCCTGATTCCCGCCCTTCAGATGCAGATTGACCTGAACCAGCAGTTCATGGATGAGGAAACCTGGATTAGGGTCATTGAGCCCGCACAGGAGCCCGCCATTGACCCGCTCTCCGGCCAGCCTCTGCCCTATGCGAAGTACGAGAGCATGGGTCCGGCCCCGATGAAGATTGCCCCCGAGGATATCCAGGGCGATCTGGACATCTATCCCGTGGGCGCGGACTGGATTAGCAACCAGCAGCAGCAGGTTCAGCAGCTTGCCCAGATTGGTCAGATGGCCGGGGCGATTCCGCCAGCAGCCGCCACGATTGACTGGGCTGAATATATCCGAGTGTGTGCCGAGAAGATGGGGATTCGGGACACGGCACGGTTCATCAAATCCCCCCAGAGGGTAGCGTATGAGCAATGGCAGCAACAGCAGATGGCTATGCAAGCTGAACAAGCACAGCAGCAGCAAGGCGGATCTGGAGGCGCTTCGGCTCAGGCCGGAATGCGAGGCACTGCGAGCGTGGCTGGCCAACCAGATGGACCTAAAACTCCAACCAACCCCGGTGGACAAGCCTCAGGCGGCGGACCACAGACTACATAGGGACGCCCAGATAGAGGTCTTACGGGACATCTACTTGCTACTTGAATTAAAGGATGTATAAATAATAGTCAGTTGTAACCCCCGCCAGCGGTGGCGTGAAACACCATAGGAGGCGAAAATGCCTGAAGAATTTGAAGCTGAAACCCAGGACTTGCAGGAAGAGCAGCCACTGGAAACCGTTGAGGCGGAATCCGAAGCCCCTCCTGAGACAAATACCAAGCCACGCCATATCCCGTTTGAACGCTTTGAAGAGGTTTATGCCGACCTCAAGGCCGAACGAGCGGGGCGAGAACAGTTGCAGCACCAGATTTTCCAGATGCAGCAGCAGCTTCTTGCGGCGTCAAAAGCTCCCGCTCCCCCCGAGCCCAAGGTTGACCCGGAGATTGATGAACTTATCAGTCCCATCCTCAACAAGCGGCTTGCCCCTTATGAGCAGCGCATCGCACAGATGCAGCAGCGAGAGGCGGCGATGTGGGCCGAGCGTGAAGCCAGTAACGCTTGGGATTATGTCAAAAGCAATGTTAAAGATCTTGATGAGCTTGCTCCCGATATGCAGTCTTACCTCGCCTCGTTGCCTTCGGCACGGGCCAATAAGATTACATCCGACCCCGACCTTGTGATCCAGACCGCTGAGTTGGTCCGGGCCATGAAACTGGCGGGTAAGTCGGTGGGTGTCACAGCCGCCAAGCAGGATCTGAAACAGCGAACCAAGTCTGACTCGGGTACAGCGTCCCCTTCGCCCTCCAACTTGAAAGACATTGACTGGAGCGACCCGAACCTAGACTTTGACGCGATGGAAGCCAAGATTGAGGCTCAGCGCCGCAAAGCAGGTCGATAAAAGTCCTCCAGCCATAAGGAGACATCCCGATGGCTGCTACTACCACGAGTACCCTCACTTCGCTGACCAACTACATCCAGCGCCAGGGCCTTGAGCGGGCCAAGCCGAATCTGATCTATTCCGAGTACGGTAAGAAGGTCACGATTCCCCAGAAGAACAGCAAGACCATCAAGTTCCGCCGCTATGAGCGTATCTCGCCCACGACCGGCGCGCAGCTTGCCACCCTCCGCTCTGTTGCGGAAGGTGTTATCCCCAACAACACGACCCCCTCCGTGACCGACTACTCCGCTACGGTGGCGCAGTATGGCCAGTGGTTCGAGTGGACCGACCAGGCCGAATGGACGAACGAAGTTTCCGTGGATACGGAGCTTATGGCCGTCAATTCGGAAAACATGGCCGATACCTCCGACTGCGTGGTTCGTGACAACCTCATGGCGGGCACCAATGTGTTCCGCCTGACGGATGCGGTTGGTGGCGTTTCGGGTGCCGCCCGTGCGAATGTGGCCGGTGCGATCAATGCCGCCGCGCTCGACAAGGCGATTCGCGTCCTGAAGGCTGCCGACACGAAGTACTGGAAGGAAGGCGTTGGCGCCTCCAACAAGATCGGCACTTCGGCGGTTCGTCCGTCCTATGTCATGCTGATCCACCCCTATGTTGAGTACGATCTGGAACAGGTCCCTGGCTACAAGGCTGTGAGCGACTACGGTTCCTCGGATGGTCTCCTCAAGGGTGAGGTTGGTGCCTACAAGAACATCCGCTTCGTGACCTCCACGCTGGCGAAGTATTTCCCCGACAGCGGCGCGACCAAGGCTGGTACTTGGTCCACGACCGGCACGGACTCCGATGTGTTTGCCTGCCTCCTGGTTGGCAAGGACGCTTACGCCGTGATCGACCTCGCCTCGACCTCGGATGTGATCTACAACCCCCAGAGCCAGGGCGACAAGTCCGATCCTCTGAACCAGATCGCTACCCTCGGCTGGAAGGCCATGCTGACGGCCCTGATTCTGAACGATAACTGGATTCTCCGGTTTGAGTGCGTGGCTAACAACTAAACCCTAACCCGGCTCCCGGGCTTCACGGCCCGGGGGCTTCCTCTTGAAAGGAGACTCTGATGGCTGTCAGTGTTCTCACGAATGTTAAGAACGATGTGGTTAGCGGCATTATGACGGCTACCCTCACCGCTGCCTCTAGTGAAGGCGCTTCGTCCATCTTCTGCGGCTTCAAGCCCCGGATGGTCAAGATGACGCAGACTGCTGGCTCCCCGGATGCGACCTCTCGCTCTCTGGGCCTCAGTACGATGACGGCGGGCTATGCGGTGCTTATTGCCGCTGCGGGCGACCTCACCATCCCTACCTCTAACGGTTTCACCTTCCTAGATGGCACGGAAGTTGCGCCTGCCACGAAGATGACGGGCTCCCCGCTTGATGCGGGTCCGGGCGTCACGGTGGGTACGGGCGTGATCGCCAACTCCATCGAGTACCTTATCGAGCTTTACCGTTAACAACCCAACCAAGGAGGCGCTTATGCGTCAGGACGAAACCCAGGTTGCTCCCGTTGAAGTGGATGCGACTCCGATTAAGCGCGGCGTGGGGCGACCCCGCAAGGTGAAGCCCCCCGCCAAGCAGTTCAAGGAACCCCGCAAGCCCTATGGCATGAAGGACTCTAGCGCCATGGAGAAGGGCGGTTCCGCCGAGAACCAGAATAAGAAGTACCGGGGGTTCTCAGGGCAGTGTGTCCGACTGAAGATCATTTCCAACGGCGGTGAAAGCCGCTTCCCGTCCTTCCTCAGCGTTAAACTCGGGGATCTTCCTGCGGTGCATATCCGCGCCAACAGGGAAGTCATCGTGCCGGTTGAGGCGCTGGGCGTGTTGAATGATACGACAGTTGAGATTCCGAAGCCGGGAACGATTGGACCCGGTGAAGAGCGCGAGGGCGAGGCTCTGGTGCGGATTCCGCTTCAGGTGTTTGGCCCCGCAAGCTGGGAAGAGTATGAGGCGTTTCTGTCCAAGGAACGCGCCAAGCCGCTAGATCCTGTAAAGAACTAACCCAGAGGGGACACCGATGCAGCGAATGACAGGTATTGCCAGAGACGATAATGGCAGGCCGGTAAGCGGGGCTAGTGTTGCGGTCTATTCGACCAACACCACCACCCTTGCGAACCTTTACTCGCCTTCCGCTGCATCGGACACCCCTACCACCGGCATCAATAACCCGATTGTGACGGGCTCCGATGGCGTCTATAGCTTCGCCGTGGATGATGGCGACTACGACATCACAATCAGCGGGTCCAACATCACGACCCAGAATCTCCCCCGCGTCAACTTCTTCGACAGCACCACGGCAGGCATCCCGGGTACGGCGGTGTCTAGCGTGGGCCTCTCCATGCCGGTGCAGTTCTCGGTGGCCAGTTCTCCCCTCGTTGCCCCCGGCACCCTTACGGTATCTTGGGCCACGCAGACGGCAAACTATGTGCTGGCTGGTCCTACCACTGGCGCGGCTGCGGCCCCGACCTTCAGGGCGCTGGTTGCGGCGGATGTGAACGGCGTTGCGGTAGACCTGACAACCGCTCAGGCGTCCATTGCCGGGGCCAAGACCTTTACCTCGGCGCTGACGGCTTCTGCCGGTATCTCAACCACGACCATGACGGCCTCGGGTGCGGTGAGCGGGACGACTGGCACCTTCTCGTCCACGATTAGCGCGGCGACCGTGGTTCGCAAGACGGCCTATAACAACGCCAGCCCCACGAATGGTGATGTCTGGTTGAATAGCACGACCAAGGGCCTGTCCTACTACAACACGACCACGAGCCACGCGGTTAGCTCTTGCCTGATTAACCAGACCTCGGCGGTCAGCTATAACACCAGCACCACGGAAACGACCCTGCTGGCTTCGGCCTACACGCTTCAGGCGAACTACCTGACGGCGGGCAAGACACTGCGGATCAAGGCGTATGGCACGATCGGCAACACGGCTACCCCGACCCTGACGCTCAAGGTCAAGCTGGGCGGCGCTACGGTCTGCACCACGGGCGCGGTTACGATGTCCACGATTACGGGCTCCATGCTCTTCGTGCTGGATGCCGAAGTGGTGATCCGCACTGCGGGTGCTTCGGGCACGGCGATTGGCTATATCTCGGGCCGCTACCAGACCGCCAACAACACGGCTGCGCTGGGGATCTCCGCCCCGACCTCTAGCACTACGACCATTGATACAACCGCCAACTCTTCGTTTGACATCACGGCTCAATGGGGCAGTAACAGCGCCTCCAACGCCATCGTTATCACCGGGCTTACTGTTGAATCGCTGGGATGAACATGACCGCTCGGGACTTCGCCTCGAAGATTACCCTTGGTAACGCCCTTACCCTTGTGGGTCTGTTGGGCGCTTTTATCGTGTTCTGGAGTTCCTTCTCCGCCCGTGTCTCTGCCAATGAGACAATGACCAGAGAGGTCAAAGAGAATGTCGAAAAACGATTGGATCGGATTGAGGACAAACTAGACCGGGTTCTTCAGAGGCGCTAATGGAACGCTACCAGTGGACGCTTCGAGACTCTGAGGGCCGCCCCGTCAGTGGCGGAACGATTGCCGTCTTT